GAAACCCGGTCTTTCGACCGGGTTTCAAAGTCAGCTGTTCGAGAGCTAATATCTGTATTAGAGATATGTAGCGGCTTGACCAGGTGTGAACGATTGACCGAGACCTGTGCAGATGACAAGGTGATAGTATAATGATGCACCAAAAATGTGATCAACAACACCATATCTTGTAAGCAATCCAACACGAGGTGAGAAGTCGTTAGGTCCAATTGTACGTTGTACCATTACAGGGATGTAAGGGCAATAAACGATACCAGAATCGTAATACTCAGCACCCTTGTAGCCAAGGAGAGCGTAGTCGACAGGCTTTGTACGTTGAGTTACGTAACCGCCACCTTTATTGGAGGCAGTGTAACCAGCGTTAATCTGGGCTTCTGTACGAGTGTCACGATAGATTTGGAAACGACCACCGACCGAACCGACCTTAGCAATACCAACAGGCTGGGTGTTTACATTACCATTGACTGGCATCCATGTGAAGTTTGGAAGAGTCTCGAGGATAGCGCAAATGCGAGGTGTTGCAATGATGAAATTAGCAGCACCACGGCGATTGCGAATAGCAACGCGGTTAGCTTCAACAACGATTCTGTTGTAGAAGTCACGAGCGCGCTCTCCAGACCAACGACCATCAGCAGAGATAGCAGACCAAGTAGAATAACCAACACCAGCGCCAGCATTGAGACAGATCTGAACCATTCTCGCGATCATTTCGCGATCGATTTCAGCTTGAATCTCATAAGACATAGCGTTGGTAAGCTCGGTGTCGATATCGATACCGTTCATATTTTTAAGATCCTGTTCGAGCTCAACTGACCATTTAGCTGCTAACCTACGGGTTAGAGCTTCAACGGCTGTTTTCTCAAACGAAACTGTGATCTGAGGGATCTTCGAGCTGAGCTCGAAATGTGAGAGAAGGGCACCAACACCAGAATCCTCAGCAATGTTTGACCATTCTCCGTTGCCCGAAAGAGCAGCCGAGGAAGCGCCAGTGAATGCTGTGTTAAGGTAGTTGTAACCAAGCTCTTTACCATCAGAGAGGGCTGTATTGCCGCCGATATTGCCGGAGCCATTATTGCCATCGCCACCATTCGAAGGATAGCCGAGAGCTTCACCTTCGTATTTGTAGCGCATTGCAAAGGCGAGTCCAACAGGACCAGTCATTGGTTGTACACCAACGATCTCATTTGTGATGAGTTCTGGAAATGTACGACGAATCATTGGAATGAGGACTTTTGGCAAGCGGGCGTCACCAGTAGCATAATTGTCACCAGAGAATGTTTGAGCAGTGCCGAAGGGAATTCCAGCAGTGCCACCAAACACTCCACCAGCAGCAGCGCTATTGGAGGCTTCGCGTAAGCACCATTTTTCTTGGTTTTCAAGAAGGATAGCGGTGTTTAAACGTGTTGTTTCGTTAGAGATCTCGCTAACCTTGTCGGACTTAAAGTCGAGCACAGGTGCCCACTTTTCGACGAGGGTTTCAGCGTAATCTTTGTTAATATGCATTAAGTTAGCCATAGTTTTTTTTGTCTCCTTTGTTTTTTTTGTGAGTGAATTACCTGGAAAATCTTCCAAGTTTCTTCATCTCGTTCAGATAGCCGCTCACGCCTTCACCTGAAGTGCTGTCGCGCTCAATCTCATTGTTGAAAGTTTGTTTTTCTTCTACGAGTTGTCTATCAACTCGAGGAACTTGTGTAAATTGTTCTTTTACTATTTCTTTAGCTTTATTTACTTCTTCTGTGGTCTCTTTTTCGAACATGTCGACAACATACTGGAAGTTTTCTTGAATGTATTCTGGCGTTTTATTGAGTAACAATCTGTTAATATATTGCTTTTTGGTTGATGGCATATCAGATGTTTTTTGTTCTAATAAAATAAAAGCTTCAGCTTTATTAGCACGTTGATTCAATTCAACGTTTTGTTTAATCGCCTCATTAAGCTCTGATTTCAGTGAATCAATTGTGTTTTTACCATCAACAAGTGCATCCTTAATTTCAGAATCGATAAACTCTTCAGAAATTCCAACAATTTGTCTGATTTGTTTTAATTGTTGAGCAGCTTTAATATTTGATACTGCTTCTGAAATTTGTTCTTTAGGTACGGTTTTGTCAATATAAAGGTCAATGTAGTTTGAAATCTCTTCTACTAAATTTTCTTGCAAAGAAACAGCCTTTTCTTTCATTTCCTTTTCGTACTTTTGCACAACTTGTTCCAACATAGTTGTGTATTTTTTATCAATGCCTTTGACGAGCTTTTGTAATTTTGTGGCATGATCCATATCGATAGCCTCAACGAGCTTTTTTAGCTTAGCTGTATGATCTTTATCTACTTCTCCAACAACGTGATTTAATTTTTCTGAATATGATTCATCCAATTTTGCTTTGACGTTTTCAACTTCTAAAGAAATTTTTTCTTTAGACTTTTCCTCAACTGCTTGATTGAATGCTTCTTCAATTACGCTGAGAGTGTCTTCTGCGATTAGATCCTTAAATTGC